GTGCTTACCGATACAAAATTAAAGAACCTCAAGCCACAGGACAAACTGTACAAAGTTTCCGATCGTGACGGGCTGTATGTAGCTGTGCTTACGTCAGGTACGGTCTCGTTTCGCTATGACTACCGTATCAACGGTCGCCGCGAAACACTGGTAATCGGGCAGTATGGGCGTGACGGTATCAGCCTGGCAGAAGCGCGAGAAGAACTGATTGCTGCAAAGAAGCTGCTTAAAGCAGGCCAGTCACCGGCTGCGGCTAAACGTGACGGTATCAAAAAGATTCGTGGTGCCGAGACGTTTACGGTACATACCGACAGTTATATGAAACACGTCATCCTGGCTGACAGTACCCGCGCAATGAAGCAGGCGGTGATCGACCGTGACATACTTCCGGTTCTTGGCAACAAAATGATGACTGAAATTACCACATCGATGGTTCGTGATTTGTGTGACCGGATTGTCGAACGCGGTGGTCGGGCAACAGCAGTACAGGCAAGGGAGATCATCAGCAGCGTATACCGTCACGCCAATGACCGTGGTCATGGTTTGTTTAATCCTGCGGCTGACATTAAACCTTCGTCTATCGCCATATTTAAACCAAGAGAGCGAACACTGACACCAGAAGAAATTGGCCTGTTCTTCCGCACGCTGGATGCCATTGGTGCTATGGGCACTATGAAAATGGCTTTAAAGCTGGTGCTTATCACTATGGTTCGTAAAGGCGAATTCACCAACGCAACGTGGGATGAAATAGATTTTAAAAAATGGACATGGACAATTCCTTCAGACCGCATGAAGGGAAGCCGGGCGCACGTTATTTACCTGCCTAAACAGGCACAGGATATATTGGTCGGGCTGCAGATGTGCGCTGGTGGAAGTGAATATCTGGTTCCTGGTCGTTACAACTTCCGGAAGCCATTATCTAATGCCGCGCTGAACTCTCTGATCGACAGAACGGTGAAAATAATAAATGAAAATGGTGAGCATATTCAGGACTTCACCGTACACGATATGCGCCGTACAGCCAGTACGTTATTGCATGAGGCTGGTTATCCTTCAGACTGGATTGAAAAGGCTCTGGCACATGAGCAGAAAGGTGTGCGCGCCGTATATAACAAAGCGGAATACGCCAGACAGCGCGCCTGGATGTTGCAGCAGTGGGCCGATATGATTGATTCCTGGATTGACGGGGAGCATACGGATCTGATTCCGTTCTCCCCGTCGAAGTTTGAGAAATGGATGGCGGGGGAATAACGTTTAATTATTCTGCTGATTTTCTTCCATCTCGGCTTCTGCTGCCAGTGATTCAATTTTATCTGCGAATATTGCTGACAGTGTTGCAAATTCAGCATCAGTGACAGCGGGAATTGGAACAAACCTGATCCCGCTGTGTGCAAGCATGTTTGCAGTTTCAAGGCATTTCCTTAAATCTGCTGGTGATGCCCTGTTCATGCTGCACGCTCCCGCCCCTGGTTGTCTGTTGGTGACAGCGGAGCATTGCTGAATGCATTTGTTAATCCGCCAATATCCAACGCGTATCCAGGGTGTAGTTGCACTGCCGGGTCTTCGCACTGATTCCCCCAAACATCGAAGCCATGAGACGACTGGCGGGCGAACAGTTCAATGCGAGAAACATCGCCTAACAATTGCACAAGTTTTTCACGAACGACATCTGGTTTTCTTGAATGCTCAAGCCGCGGTGCGGTAAATGACTGAACGATCCCTGCATTAATGCGCGTAGGTAGTTTTCCCTTTACCGCAAACAGGCAATCTTCACTATTGGCGCGAGTCATGTGTCCCATACCCATAACCAGTTTATCTGGTTGTCGACTACCACATTTTATCCACGTGAAGCCCTTCATGGTCATCAGACGGAATCCCCAGGCTTCAACAACTTTTAGTGCTTCGAGTGGTTGTGTTGGCACCCACCACATGGCCAACAGACAGTTTTTATCGGCCAAGTCCCACACAGGAAGGCGGCAGATATCCAGCACACTCATAACCGGATATTTAAAACCTGCACCGCGATTACCATCTGCGGCTTTGTCCCGGTATACCCAGGGTGGATCTGCATAGATTAGTGTGTATTTCTTATTCATAAACCACCCCACAACATCCTATGCCGCTATAGTCGCCACGGCGAAGGCCGTTACCTTTTGTGATACATTGGTCCCTGCGAACCGCGATCCTTGCACGCTCAACATCACCAGAAGCAACATCCATACACTGAAGCCAAAGGTGGGCGGCAATGCGGAACTGCCCTTTTTTCTCTCTTTCAATCGCGCGTTTTTCGATCTCTATCGCCGCAGGAGTAACGGCAACAACCTTTGAAGGGCTGCGCATTGAAACCTTATTCATGTGATATTTTTCAAGTCGGCTTAACTTTCTCACTTAATCCAACCCTCTCTGAAAATTAATGCCAGCAGATAAAGCCATGCTGAAACAGAGGCCAGGAATAAGTACCATCCTGACCATTTGCTCCAGTGCCTTAGCAGCGCACTCATGCAGCGTTGCTCACGGGACGATATACACGTTGCTGAACAGGAGGTTTTTTACCCTGGAACTCTGCCGGGCTTGCTGCTTGACGTTCATCAAGCCAACGCTCAACTTCGTCACGGTTCCATGCGCAGCGTTTATCGGTGATATACCAGCGTTTAGGAAATTCCCCTGCGCGCTCCATACGGTCGATAGTGCTCCATGACAGTGGCACCACCGCCAGGAGTTCCTTCTTACCTAATGCACCTTTCATAAATACCTCTCTTGGTTGCAGTGCGGCGCGCGTGGCGCCGCGGTGGTGGTTACATAGATGTTTCGTTTAATTCTTCCCGACGAACGCTGTAAACGTCGGTGGCTTTTGCCAGCAGTTCGTCATCATCTGAAAGTTTTTGTGCAATGTATTTGTAAGCCTTATCCAGTTCGGAGACAGTGCTGTAATTCATCGCTGCGCTGGTAAAGGCCATCAGCATTTCTTCTGGATCACGGCTATCCGCTTTACGCGTTTGCTCATCAGGCTTTTTCACTGTTTTAGCGTTGATCAGACTATTCATTCCCGCAGCCGTAGTTGTTTGCGGAGTAATGTCTCGCTCAACGCGCGGTGCCGTTTCCTGTAATTCGTCAGGGGTGTAAACACCGAGAAGTACATCAGGAGCGTGCAGGCGAGCCCATCGTTTCGTGCAAAGATAGGCAAGCTGCTGGCGCGGATCCTGTTCCCACAATGGAGAGTTACGCACTCCGGCTTGCGCCATACTGATGGTAAGCTCACGGGGTTCTGCTTCTCCTTTAAGAACTGCTGACACAGTTACCGTCAGATTCGGTGATTTATCTGTTTTGCCGTTAACATTCGACCAGTCACCGCTCCAGCGATAATTCAGGCGTGTCGCTAGCAGGCTGGAAGAGGATACGACCGCGTTTACCAACTGTGCTTCGTAGCCTAACGTTCCGTTTACCACATGCGTTTTCTGCGCCACGGCGAAAGGGTTCATTCCCCACTGTGCCGCCTGCATGGTCACGGCCAGGCAGTCTGCCGGCTTGCCAGCCAGGTGTGCCGGAACGGTGGCTTTGCTCTGTGCCATCAGATCAGCGAAGCGCACCAGTTGATTCATGCCCTCCGGGCTGAAGATTGCAGCGGCGGTTCCTACAGTGGCGCCGGGCTGCGATGTGATTGCGATGTCGTTGCTCATACGTACATATCCTGTTTACGTGCCCAGTCAGGGCGTTTAATAATTTCCACTCCGCCCCACTCATCGTTGATGCGGCATTCGTGATAGGTATTCAGATCCCGGCGGAACAGAGCGTGCCCGGCATCGACATCCGTCGCATCCAGCTCGAACACGCGTACCGGATATCGACCACAATCAATGCTTTCGCTCACGGCAAGAAAGAAAAAACCATGCGGCTGACCAGTAACCCTCATTGCGCCTTCGCGGTACATTGCGTCCTGCACGTGGTAGCGGAATTCCTCGATGTGGCGTGCAAAACGGTCCATATCTGCAACCTTTTTCACGTCGACGATCACGTTGTGCTCGTTCAGCCATTTGTCTGGACGAATTCGGCACAACTCACCAGTATCTTCATCGTTCCAGTACATTGATGCTTCGCAGTAACCAGGTGCTTCCAGCATCCAGCGTGCCGCCGGGTGAGCCATTGCGCTATCACGCATCAGCTCCAGTTTCCGCCACTGCTCGGCATCAAGTACCGTAATCCCCATATCCGCCACATCACGAAGAAATGCCTCTTCGTCAGCTTTACCTTGTTTCGTCCGACGATCGAATTTCGGTGAAACAATGAAGCGTTTGTCGAACTCTCCAGGCTCCAGAAGCAGACAGTGCAATGCGGTTCCCATATCCAGTGCAGACTTTTTCTCTTCGTCTTCTGGTGCTGCCTGAACCCATTTAAGAAGCGCCGGATTCTTGGCAACCATGTCTAGTTGCGACTTACTCACTCCGTCACCGGCGTGGTAGTCTTCGTTGCTGATGTCGAAATAAATTCCCGGTTTCATGCCGCGTCCCTCTGTCCATCAATCTGATCCGCCAGATCCCAGCGGGCGATAATTGCCATTGCCTCTCGCCGATAGGCATCCATCAGTTCTTCGAACTCAGGGCTGTCTTTAGCAGCCTCCAGTACTTCCTGACGAACGCCTTTGCCTGTTACAACGTCGAAAGTTGAGGACAGTTGATGAAGTCGGATGCTCTCAATCAGTTCAACTTGTCGGTCATATAGCTGTTCTGACAGGCGGTAGTCCTTGTCGAATGCCAGCATGATTTTTTGAAGATTTTTCTGCTGATTAACGTTCATTATCAGCCCTCCCATATCTCGTTATCGTTGGCCACATCGCGAGCTTCTTTGCTGACGAAAGCCCACTTAATGCCTTCCTGTAAGGTGCGGAACTTCCAGCTCATGAATCCGCATGCAGTAACGCAGTACCAACCGTTGATGATTTTCCACTGCATAACTTGTTACCTCGGCTTGTTACCGTTGAGGTAATAATTATGCGTATTTGGTTTGATGTCAATAGATATGAGTTAAAAAAATTACCTGTAAGGTAATTAAAAAGACAATAAAAAAAGCCGCCATTTGGCGGCTTACTTACTGAAAAATATGATTTTATTGTTTGTTTTTTTCGTTCTGGTTGATGACAAATTCAATGTAACTTTCGATCTTTGCTTTCTCGGTTTCAGGTAATAATGCGTAGCGCGAGCGGTCATAGTTGATAGTTGCAGGGTCGTGCGGGTGAATCAGTAGTTCATATCCGTGACGCCCGAATGCAGATGCAACATTCTCCAGGGTGGAAATGGAAACGCTGACCTCATTGTTTAACAGGCGGCTGATTGTCACCTGGGCGACGCCGGATGCGCGGTGAAGTTTTCCCTGTGTTGAAAGGTCGCGGCTTTCGCTCATCCAGCGTTCCAGGTTGTGAGCCGCCAGCTGACCAATGTCGCTTGGGCCGACAGGCTGAAAACCTTCCTGAGAAAGCGAGCGATCGATATCAAGCCAGTTACGGGGTTTATTGGCGGCAGCTTCAATTTTTCGCGCAACCTGGTCGCCGATAACCTTCTTGCCAAGAGCCCAGCGGTTTACCAGATTTGCCTGAGTTCCAAGTTTTTCTGCCATCCGCGTCTGAACACCATTGAATTCACGGTCGATCAAGTCGTTGAGATTTTGCCTGCGGACGTCCTGGATACTTTTCATTTTCTGGAAAATCGCCTCATATATGAATCAGTAGATGATTCAATTTAAAGCAATATTACCCAACAGGTAAATGCACCCCATAGGTAACTATCCTTGATTTTTGTTACCTTATGGGTGAATATTTATTATCTGAAATAAATATCAGGCAATAGCTATGAGCGATAACGGACATTTCGATTTCAAAAAGCACTGGCTTGCACTTACTCCGGATGAGCGTGAAGCCTTCGCACAGGAAGCCGGAACGACGAGTCACTATATCCAGACTCACTTAACAGGTAAGCGCAAAATGCCAGGTAAGGTATTGATGAATGGGCTTTTTAAAGCCTGTAAAACAAGACAATGGCTGCGCTCAAAAGCAGAACTGGCATACTTCTTCTACTCATGATATCCAGCCACAACCCTCTGTAGACCGTCATCCGGCGGTCTTTTCATATCTATTCTCACCTCAAAGGTAATAAAAAACCAAATTTGGTTGATCTTTTTTTTGTGTCAGCACAAAATAACCGTAATCCCAATACTAATAACAGGGCTTACCATGGAAATCATTACACGTATTGATGCCGCAAAGCGCGGACTTAAACGCTACTACACCGGAAAACCATGTAAGCACGGACATGACAGTGAACGCTGGGTTTACAACGGACACTGTGTTGAGTGCACCATGGAATCAAACCGTCGCATCAGGGCAGAGATTAAGCAGATCATGATTAATTCCCCCCCACAACATTCAAGCTGATAGCGGAGATTAATCATGAGCAGACATGCAACAGATTGGGCCTGGGAGACAGATCCAGGCAGCTCATCATTAAAGCTCATACTGCTCTCGATGGCTGACAGAGCCGATGAATATAACCTCTGCTACCCCAGCATAGAACGACTCGTTAAAGACACTTGCCTGAATAAAAAAACCGTGCAGGCCGGGCTTATATCGCTCATGAAAATGGGGCTTATTTCAGATACCGGAGATAGAAAGGGAGCGACAAAAAGAGTGCGGGTTTTCTCTCTTAATATAACCAAAAACGGGAACATTAAAGGCAACCGGGAGGGGGGCAATGAACCAGAAAACGGGAATATACCCGAAAACGGGAATATACCCAAAAACGGGATGTTGAATGATCCCAAAAACGGGATGTTGAATGATCCCAAAAACGGGATCCAGAACCAGTCATATAACCAGTCATTTAACCAAGAGAGGGAGAGCAGGACAAAAAGCGGGGATTCTGTGCCTCATGACCCCGGCGCAAACAACGCCGTGATGAATAACTTTGTTCCTCCTGGTGGGCCAGGGCAATTAGGCAAATTTGTCATGCATGAACAATGGCAGCCATCAGATGACTTTCTTCGGAAAAGCTCATTGCAGGGGATCTACCTGGACAGTCTGCCAACGGCACAGGAACTTGCAGAGTTCAGAATTTACTGGATGGCTGAGGGTAAGGCATACCATCAGGCACAGTGGGAGCAGAAGCTGGCAAGGAGGCTGCAGATTAGCAGACAGAAGCAATCAACATTACCTGATAACAACGTTCCGCACTGGAACAGCCCTGAAGCATGGGAGGATTTCTTGTGAACAACGTTTTTACCGCGATACAAAACCGTGACGGAGAAGCCCTTTCTCGCATGTCAGGTTATGAGCATCAGTACACCAACAATGATAACGTGGTGAACATGTCAGCAGAGAGGCTTGTTGATGCCCTTTTCAAACAGCTGAAACAACTGTTTCCGGCGGCAGTGGTAACCAACCTGAAGACGCCAGAGCAGGAAGTTGCTGCAAAACAGCAGTGGATTGCTGCGTTTGCCGAAGGGGGGATCCGAACCCGTGAACAGGTTTCTGCTGGTATGCGCCACGCCCGCGCCAGTGAATCTCCGTTCTGGCCGTCGCCTGGGCAATTCATCAAGTGGTGTAAAGACAGCAAGATGGTTCTTGGCGTCACCATTGACGATGTGATGGCGGAGTTTAACCGGTACAGCAAGGAAAAAAGTTTATATCCTGGTGGTCCCGAAAGATTCCCGTGGCGACATCCGGTTATGTACTGGGTCGTATGTGATACCCGCCGTGCAATGTATCAGCGCCAGCTTAGCGAGATTGAGGTTGAGAAACACGCGCGCAGGCTGCTCGATGATTGGGCGAAAAAGGTGGCTTCCGGACAGCAGATACCCGATCCGGTGATCAGCATACAGGCAAAGCCAGAACCCATGAGTACACCTCCGGACACAGGGAGAGACGTTTACCATCCACCAGGGCGAAGTTTCGGGTGCATGCCTAACGCCGCCACCCTTGGTGGAATAACACCGGCGCAGTGGCTGATGGAGGAATACAGGCGAGGAAAGGCGGCAGGATTTATCAAGTAATACCAGCGCGATAGCGCATTTTTTTACGCCTCGACAATTACCTGTTAGGTAATAAAATATTCTAAAATCTATTGATTTCGTGTCTTATGTGGTTTTTAATTACCTCAGAGGTAAATCATGAGAAAACAGATACAGGCTCTTGGTCGACTCAAAACAGATCAGATGAACAAAACAGAATCTGCGTATTGCCAGCACCTTGAGCTGCGTAAACGTGCAGGGGAAATCGCCTGGTATCGATTCGAGGGTATCAAGCTGCGGTTAGCTGACAACACGTTCTATACGCCCGATTTCGCTGTGATGCTCGCCACCGGAGAGATGGAACTGCACGAAGTGAAAGGGGGATTCTGGACCGACGACGCCAGGGTGAAAACCAAAGTAGCCGCAGATCAGTATCCGTTCCGAATCATCGGGGTAACGGTTAAACCAAAGAAAGCAGGTGGCGGCTGGAACATCGAAGAGTTCTGAATCGACGATCTTTTTAGTTATCAATGTAATCAATAAGTTATGTGGATAAGCGAGGGTAAAGATGGAAAGTAATATCAAAGGGTTAGTTTCCGCCGGGCATGAGATGGCTTCGGAACTGAAAGCAGAATGTGGTGCCGTTGATATGCGCAGTGTGGCAAATCTGATCAGCGATTTGGCAACGCAACTGGAAGTGCAACTGGTGCGTGCTAATGAGCTGGCCGAAGACCAGCAGAAAGCGATTGAGTCAATTAAGCAGGCTGATGCGGCTGTTAAGTTGGCACACGAGAAGTTTTCGGCGCTGGCGGCGGAGAATGCGGGGCTGAAGTCTGGCGCTATGGACGAAATCAAGGTTATCAACCGTGGAGGGCAGGCATATTGCGTAAAAGATGGAGTGCAAGTTAATCCCATGTATGCAAGGGGGTGGAATGACTATCGCGCAAAGTCTCTGCAATCAGACACCCCAGCCACCGACGCTTTCCTGGCTGAAGTACGGGCGCAGGGCGTGGATATGGCTCGTAACGCGATGATTGATTTTGTTGATGGTGAAGTTGGGCCAAACAAGAACGTTCCGGGGCTGATTAGAGGCGCAGAGATATGCGTAAGTATTGCTGAACAGCTTCGCAAAGGAGGCAACCAGTGACTGTATGTCTTATTGATAAACGTCGACGTGGGCAACAAATACCATCTGTTGAAATGCCGAATCACACATGGTTTTGCGTACTTGATATCGATGGTATGGATACGTTGATCGACACTCGTCATTACTGCGATACCGCAACAGCTACTCCGGCGAAAGCAAAGAAAATGGCTGCTCTGATAGAAAACTGGACTCCACCTGATGGTTGGTGCAATGGGAATGATCGAGATTGGCACGACAAAATGAAGGGCTATATCTGCGATTTTTTACGTAAATGCAACGGATTCAGGGTGATGTGACATGAGCAAGATTGACTATCAGGCACTGCGTGCCAAGGCAGAAAAAGCAACGTGTGGTGTGTGGTCGCTCGAATATGGAGAGGGCCGATTTGATGGTGATGATGCACTAATTCATCGCGAGGCTGCTGGATATATTCCCATTTGCAGAATTGAAGGAGCGCATCCAGAAAGCGGTTTCGATGAAGATTTCCAAATGGAACAGCAGGCCAATGCTGAATTCATCGCCGCAGCCAATCCGGCTACCGTGCTGGCGCTGCTGGATGAACGGGAAAGAAACCAGCAATACATCAAACGCCGCGACCAGGAGAACGAGGATATTGCGCTAACGGTAGGGAAGCTGCGTGTTGAGCTTGAGGAGACAAAATCAAAACTCAACGAGCAGCGCGAGTATTACGAAGGTGTTATCTCGGATGGAAGTAAGCGTATTGCTGAACTGGAGAAAAGCGAAGAGCAACTCATTAACGAGCGTGACCATGCTGAGTCTGCTTTAGCTGATATGTACTTTGCAGCAACCGGTGATAGGCCGGAGTGGAGTAACTGGTTCGACTTTTCTGATGCCGTTGATGCCGTGGTTGACAGAATTGCTGATTTAGAAGCTAAACAATGCATCGAAGAGATGAGTAAACAAAGTTGCGAAGCTCGGGAGCGTGACTTGTTTGAATCATGGGTAATGCATTCAATTTGTATTTCCAAATCGACACTTGAAGGATTGCGCACCGAAACCGGATACCGTAACGCAACCTTATCAGGCACAGACTTCAACCGAATGTGGGAACAATGGAAATCTATCCGCGCCGCTGGCATTCGCATCAAAGGAGAGTGAGATGAACGGACAAATATCAATTGTTCGACCAGGAGCATGTGACGATCGCGAGATACGACTGATTATTCGTCTGGCGATGGGGAAAACAATAACTGCTCTCATTACTCCAGAAAATCTCGCATTAGCGTTAACAGGAAAGTCAGACCTGCCAGTAGAGCTAAAGCTGCGAAATGTTGAGATTAAGGTGAAATAGCTATGACCACTATTACCAAAGAGCGACTGCTGACAATCAAGCAGTGGCGCGAAACATACGGACCTGGTAGCAACGTTGTACTGCCAGCAGAAGAAGCGGAAGAACTGGCACGGATTGCGCTGGCATCGCTGGAAGCCGAACCTGTAAGCCAAACTTACAAGTTGAACGAGCTGTCGGGCAACTCTCCGGTAACTCCGGATGGTTGGATAAGCTGTAGTGAGAGAATGCCAGATGATGGTCAGCACGTAATTATTTTATGTGATGGCGTATTCGTTCTATATGCGCAACATCGAGACGGTGAGTTTTTCGATATTGTCCGCAATGGTGATGAATTTTTCGAAACACATAGCCGCAATGTAACTAACTGGATGCCGCTACCAGAACCGCCGCAGGAGGCAAAATGATGGATGTAAAAGAGAAGGTTTTGCAGGTGATGCGTTCCCGTGCTGCCCTGCAAGAGAAAGCTCTCGGCGGGGAATATCCATTCACGATAGCAACCTGGAATCTGCGGTTGGCAATGGAGAAGGAATTTCCTGATGAAGAATGGCGTTCGGCAGATTTGCGCAAAATTCTTATGGAGCTGGCTAAAGACGGAGCAGTATCCAAAGATACCTATGCCAGCCGGATTGGTCAGGCGGTATGGAGACTGGAGGTGCGGTAATGGCTAACCTGCAACTTGCTGTCAAAGGTGAATACTTCGATGCCATGATTCGCGGAGAGAAAACGGAAGAGTATCGCCTGTGTAATGACTACTGGAATAAGCGAATTATGTTCCGGGAGTATGACCGCCTGATTATCACAAAGGGATCCCCGAAGCGCGACGATTCCAGCCGCAGAATTGATGTTCCGTATGACGGGTATGAAATCAAGACAATCACACATCTGCACTTCGGCGATAAACCGGTAAAGGTGTACGCGATAAAGGTGAATATTGATGGCTAAATCAGCAGCAGAGCGCAAAGCCGCTCAGAGAGCCAGACAAGCTGCATCTGGTGTGCGTAAGCTGGAGATTGTGCTTGATGCTCAGGAAATTGAAATGCTGGAGCGTAACTGTGCCACGCGTCGCCCCGGGCGTGCGCCTTACGAATTTGGTGAGTATATAGCGTTACTGATCCGCCAGGATGATGCACGCGTGCGCGGGCGTATAAAATCGATCAGCAGAAAACGTTGCGGTAAGTGCGGCGAGAGAGTTCCAGTTAATTCATGCCCGTGTAATGGTGACTCGCAATGCTGGGTGACTAAAGGCTGGCATGAAACGAAATTAATAGTGTGACATGTCACGAGTAGATTATGCATGATGAATTTGATGTGTTTTGAATACTGCCGCCAACTATGGCGGCTTTATTTTGCATGGTACTATTACCACAACGGTAACTATTACCACGGTGGTTATGATGCCTGCTGAAACTAAAACCTATAAACGCAAATCAACGCAATTTAAGCCACTAACAGCAATGCAGGAGGCTTATTGCCAGTCATACATCAAAACGCCTGAAAACCAGACTCAGGCAGCGATTAACGCAGGATTCTCCCCAAATACAGCGGCAGTTAAAGCCAGTGTCATGATGCGAGATGAACGCATTCAGAAACGGATTGCCGAGCTGATGGAGGAACGCAACAAACGAATGCGCGTCAGTGCTGATTACGTTCTCATGCGCCTGGTGGAGATCGACCAGATGGACGTGATCGACATCCTCAACGACGATGGGAGCCTTAAACCAATCCGCGAGTGGCCGAAAATCTGGCGCACTACGCTTAGCGGCTTTGATCTGTCATCGACCATCATGAACATGAACGAGGATTCGATAGAGACAATCCTCAAAAAAATCAAATGGCCGGACAAGGTGAAGAACCTTGAGCTGATTGGTAAGCATGTTGATGTCAACGCGTTCAAAGAACGTCTGGATGTTAATGTGAATGTGACAATTGCTGATCGCATAGCAGCAGCCAGGAAGCGACTCAAAGAACGTCAGGATGGTAATCAGTGACAGATACAGCGTTATCTCCTGAAGAGCAGTTAATCGAGGATATTGCAGGGTTCACTCACGATCCGCTTGGCTATGCCCTCTATGCGTTCCCGTGGGGGGAAGAGGGGACTGAACTGGCACATGCTACCGGCCCACGTCAGTGGCAGGCCGATGCGTTCCGAGAGATACGTGATCACCTGCAGAATCCAGAGACGCGTTATCAGCCGCTTATGCTGGCACGCGCTTCTGGTCACGGTATTGGTAAATCCGCATTCATCTCAATGCTGATCAACTGGGGCATGTCCACTTGCGAGGATTGTAAGGTCGTGGTGACCGCCAACACCGACAACCAGCTACGAACGAAGACCTGGCCGGAAATTATCAAGTGGTCGAACCTTGCTATCACGAAAGACTGGTTTACCTGTACCGCTACCGCGATGTACAGCAATGATCCTGGGCACGACAAGCGGTGGCGAGCTGACGCAATCCCCTGGTCTGAGCACAACACTGAGGCGTTCGCGGGACTACACAACGAGCGCAAACGCATCATCGTGGTGTTTGATGAAGCGTCGAACATTGCGGATCTGGTGTGGGAAGTTGCTGAGGGTGCGCTTACGGACGAAGACACTGAGATTATTTGGGTGGCGTTCGGAAACCCGACGCGTAATACCGGGCGATTCCGTGAATGCTTCCGCAAATACAAGCACCGCTGGAAGTGTGCGCAGATAGACAGCCGGACGGTGGAAGGTACTAACAAACAGCAGTTGCAGAAATGGGTTGATGACTACGGGGAAGACAGCGACTTCGTTAAAATCCGTGTGCGCGGCATATTCCCTGATGCATCTGAATTGCAGTTTATCCCTACCGGTCTTACTGATGAGGCAATGAAACGGGTGGTAACCGCTGCGCAGGTGGCACATGCTCCGGTGATAATCGGTGTTGACCCGGCATATTCAGGCGTTGATGACGCGGTGATATACCTGCGGCAGGGGTTGCATAGTAAGGTGCTATGGACTGGCAACAAGACCACTGACGATCTGATAATGGCGAAGCGTATCGCTGACTTTGAAGACCAGTACCAGGCTGACGCAGTGTTCATCGACTTCGGTTACGGAACTGGTCTGAAGTCAATCGGTGATGGCTGGGGACGTACATGGCAACTTGTTCCGTTCGGCGGTGCGTCCACTGACCCGCAGATGCTTAACAAGCGTGGGGAGATGTTCAACTCATGTAAGACATGGCTGAGGCTCGGCGGGATGCTGGATGACCAGGAAACAGCGGACGACCTGTCGGCGGCAGAGTATAAAGTTCGAGTGGACGGTAAAATCGTTATCGAACCGAAGGAAGATATCAAAGAGCGACTTGGGCGTTCGCCGGGTAAAGGCGATGCGCTACTGCTGACGTTTGCTTTCCCTGTGTCGAAGCGTCTGCGAATTCCTGGGCAGCAGAACCAGCAAGGCAAGGCCATCACAGATTATGACCCGTATGCTTAATCCGCTGGTGGGGATAATGTCGTTGATATCCTCTGATGAGGATAAAACAAAGCCAGCTCATCGGCTGGCTGTTTGTGACATGTCACGGTGTTATTGCTCGCTTAGCTTCTGCTTCAGCAAGTAACCTTCGAGCATCCAGATTTTGTTTACAGCATTCTGCCGGGCAATCTTCCGACCAATTTCTGCATCAAAATTTTCCGGACTTGCACAGGCACTCTCTCCGGTGACGGTGAAGCCGTTGCGCAGTACCAGGACGCAGAACGTCAGCAGAGAAAGTGATTCGTGCGGCTGGTAGTTTACCTCTCCGCCAGTATGTTTCGCTTTTATGGCTTTGCCAAAGGCACCATCTTCTGCTGTGAAATATGCCTCCTGAGCAATAATGCCTTCGATATGGTCTGGCGTAACGCGCGGTGCCGTTTTTCCTTTCTCAACGATTTCTTTTTCGATTTGCTGGTCGTTCATAATCTCACCTTAAAAAAATGCCCGGCGAACCGGGCGAACTGGAAGCAATGAGTTATGCCTTCCGTGGCTGTACGGGTTTACAGCATGAAGTCATCGCAATGGCGTCCTGCTGTAAAAAGGGCGGTGATAGTCCTTCAAGGGAAACCATCACCGCCAAGCACCTGGAACTTCTGGCATCACGGTCCTTAGGCGTGATTCTGGCGTGGCATGCAGGATTCGAACCTGCGACCAACCGCTTAGAAGGCGGTTGCTCTGTCCAACTGAGCTAATGCCACAACGCTGAGAGCACTTAGCCTGTTAAGGCGCCACACTTTGTCGCGGCTCCATAAATGCTCTCATCGTTGTACCCTCGTCTCTTCCGAGGTGTCACACCGAATCGCCGGGATGGTGAATCCCCGTGCGCGGAATAAAACCGCTCGACTTGCACATTCCGGCTACCTGGTTCGTTTGCCCGAGCAAGGGAGGGTGCCCCTTAAACGTATCCAGACCGCTATCGGCGCATGTGCCATACGCCGTACTGCTCAAAATAAAAGCTCACTCCACCTGTTCAATTTAACGACAAGCCAGTCAGGTTAATAACCGGAATGAACCCTTTGCTTACCTGAAAGGTAATAATTTGTGCGTTAAATGTCAACTATCTACGATAAATAAATCATATGTGGTTAAATTGGTAATAATTTAATTGCGTACGGAGTCATTGATATGTGCATGGGTAGCTCACCGTCAGTGCCTGCAACACCAGAAGTTCAGGCAGCACCACAGGAGCAGGATGCCGCCGTTGTTGATGCCCGCGACGAAGAAACTCGTCGCCGTCGCGCTGCTGCTGGTCGTAGTTCTACGCTGCTTACCGGTTCTCAGGGCGACACATCAACCGCTAATACCAGCGGTAAAACGCTGCTTGGTCAGTAACCGGAGTCATTGAAATGGCGGAAACAACTAAAGAGCGATTGAACAAACAGTTCGCACAACTTGAAAGCGAGCGTCAGTCGTTCGAGCCGCACTGGCGCGAGTTGAGTGATTACATCAACCCGCGTGGTTCCCGCTTTCTGACTTCTGAGGTCAACCGTAACGATCGACGCAATACACGCATTATTGATTCGACCGGGACTATGGCGGCGCGCACTCTCGCCAGCGGCATGATGTCAGGCATCACAAGCCCCGCGCGTCCGTGGTTTCGCCTGGCTACGCCAGATCCTGAAATGATGGATTATGGCCCTGTTAAGTTGTGGCTTGAGGCAGTGCAGAACCGCATGAACGATATGTTCAATAAGTCGAATCTCTATCAGTCGCTGCCGCAGTTATACGGAAGCCTCGGCACATACAGCACCGGTGCAATGGCGGTGCTGGAGGATGACGAGGACATCATTCGTACAATGCCATTCCCGATAGGAAGTTACTACCTGGCTAACTCACCTCGTGGCAGTGTGGACACCTGTTTTCGCAAGTTCTCTATGACTGTTCGTCAGCTTGTTCAGGAATTCGGACTAAATAACGTCAGCGAATCCGTAAAAAGCATGTGGGAAAGCGGCACCTACGAGAAGTGGATTGAAGTGATGCATTCGGTTTACCCGAACATTGACCGCGATACATCGAAGCTGGATAGCAAGAACAAGCCATTCAAATCGGTTTATTACGAGGTTGGTGGCGATAACGACAAGTTGTTGCGTGAGTCCGGATTCGATGAGTTTCCAATTATGGCTCCGCGCTGGGAAGTTAACGGCGAAGATGTTTATGGATCATCATGCCCGGGTATGCTGGCGCTTGGACCTGTTAAGGCATTGCAGCTTCTCCAGAAGCGCAAGTCGCAGTTGATTGATAAAGCCACCAATCCGCCGATGGTTGCTCCGACTTCCCTCAAGAATCAGCGCGCCTCCCTTCTTCCTGGCGACATCACGTATATCGATCAGATTACTGGTCAGGATGGTTTCAGGCCTGCTTATCTGGTTAACCCCAGTACAGCAGATCTGGTAGCAGACATTCAGGACACTCGTCAAATCATTAACAGCGCCTACTTTGTCGATCTGTTCATGATGTTGCAGAACATCAATACCCGCTCGATGCCTGTTGAAGCGGTGATCGAAATGAAAGAAGAAAAACTTCTGATGTTGGGTCCGGTTCTGGAGCGTCTGAACGACGAATGTCTTAATCCTCTCATTGACCGCGCTTTCTCGATGATGGTGCGTAAAAACATGCTGCCGCCACCGCCTGACGCGATGGAAGGTATGCCCCTGAAGGTCGAATACATTTCCGTCATGGCTCAGGCGCAGAAGTCTATCGGCCTGTCCAGTCTGGCGTCTACGGTCAACTTCATTGGTCAACTTGCGCAAGCGAAACCAGAAGCTCTCGACAAACTCAACGTTGATCAGGCGATCGATGCATTCGCTGATATGTCCGGAGTGTCTCCAACCGTCATTGTTCCGCAGGAACAGGTTGAGCAGGCTCGCCAGCAACGGGCACAGCAACAACAGCAGCAACAAATGATGGCGATGGGGATGGCGGCGGCACAGGGTGCCAAGACGCTAAGCGAAGCTAAAACTTCGGATCCGAGTGTTTTGTCAGCTATGGCGAATGCAGTTAGTGGTCAGGGTGGGCAATCACAATGACAGATTACGAAGACGATCAACTGAAAGAAGAAAACGCCCGTAAGCAACGTGACATGGCGCAGCGTGAAATTGATGACATTCGCTTTGTCATGAGCAGTGAACAGGGGCGTCGCGTTGTCTGGTCGGTGCTGGAGAAAGGCCGTGTGTTTTCCGCTATATCACCGATGGACGCTATGGCAATGGCATTTAATGAGGGGCAACGCAATCTGGCGCTGGAACTGTTTCAGCGCGTTATGGCGCATTGCCCTGAACAGTATTTGAAGATGGCCAAAGAGGCCAGTGAACAGGAGTGATCATGAATTTATTTGAGCGTTTGCTGTATCGCCGTCTTTGCAATGAGCAACCAGTCGATGGTGGAGCAGCTCCGGCTGCGTCAGAACCGTCAGCGCCTGCAGGTGATAACCCTGCTCCAGTTGGTGATCCATCACAACCGGAAGGTGATAAGCCACAACCTGTTGCTGATGGCGATAAACCTGCTGATGACAAAAAGCCTGAAAACGATAAACAGGATGAAAAAAAGGACGGCGATAAACCAGAGGGTGCGCCTGAGAAGTACGAGTTTCAGGCTGCCGAAGGCGTAGAGCTGGATACAGAAGCGTTGAAGGAATTCGAGCCGGTGGCGCGAGAACTTAACCTGACCAACGAGCAAGCGCAAAAGCTGGTTGATGCTTATCCGAAGATTCTGGCAGGTGTGCAGCAGCGCCAGGCAGAAGCCTGGCAGAAAACAACCGAGCAGTGGGCTGCTGATGTAAAAGCTGACAAAGAAATCGGTGGCGACAAGTTGATTTCTAACCTTAGCGCCGCACAGCGTGCGCTTGACCAGTTCGGGACACCTGAACTCAAAGAATATCTGAACACCACCGGGCTGGGTAATCACCCTGATCTGGTCAAAACGTTCGTGAAAATCGGAAAGGCGATGTCTGAAGATGGCATGGTCACCGGTGGTAATGAAGGCCAGCGTAGTGCGGCCGAAGTGCTCTATGGCAAATAAGAGAGGAAATGACAATGGCTGTTAAAGGCTTAACTGCGCTAACGCTGGCTGACTGGGGTAAGCGCGTCGATCCAAACGGGAAAGTCGATAAGATTATCGAGCTTCTCGGTCAAACTAACCCGATCCTTCAGGATATGCCTTTTGTCGAAGGGAACCTTCCTACCGGACACCGAACCACCATTCGTTCTGGTTTACCTTCAGCTACCTGGCGTTTGCTGAACTATGGCGTACAGCCAAGCAAATCAACCACAGTGCAGGTAACAGATTCCGTTGGCATGCTGGAAACCTATGCTGAAGTCGATAAGTCACTGGCTGATCTGAACGGCAATACCGCCGAATTCCGCCTGTCTGAAGACCGCGCATTTATTGAAGCGATGAATCAGCAGATGGCGCAGACGCTGTTTTATGGTGATTCCAGCGTTAACCCTCAGCAGTTTATGGGACTGTCCTCCCGCTATTCCAGCCTGTCTGCGGGTAATGCTCAGAACATCATTGATGCTGGTGGCACGGGTACAGATAACACCTCAATCTGGTTAGTGGTGTGGGGCGAAAACACCGTGCATGGCATCTTCCCGAAAGGGCAGAAGGCTGGCATCCAGATGGAAGATAAAGGCCAGGTGACACTGGAAGATGCGAATGGCGGCAAGTACGAAGGCTACCGTACCCATTACAAATGGGACAACGGACTTGCTCTGCGTGACTGGCGTTATGTTGTTCGCATTGCAAACATCGATGTCAGCAATCTTTCAGAACCTTCCTCTGCCGCAAATATTGCGAAGTTGATGGTTAAAGCACTGCATCGCATTCCAAATCGTGGCATGGGTCGCCCGGTGTTCTACATGAACCGCACTGTAGGCCAGGCTCTTGATCTGCAATCTCTGGAGAAAACATCTCTGGCGATCAGCGTAAAAGAGACAGAAGGCGAGTGGTGGACTTCATTCCGTGGTGTACCAATCCGTGAAACTGATGCGCTTCTGGAAACAGAAGCCCGCGTGGTGTAACGCCTGTTATTAACCTGTGGGTCGTAACAGACCCACTAATGGAGAAAGAAGATGATCACCGACAAACTGTTGATGTTCTCCGAAGCTCAGGCGGTTACGAATACCGCGGCTTCTACTGACGTAATCGATCTCGGTCCAATTGACGGAAAACGTCGTGATATCGGCGTGGGTTACCCGCTTGAGTTTTGGGCGCTGGTTAACACAGCCGCCGCGGCAAGCGGTGATGCAACTGTAAACATCCAGTTGCAGACGAGTGAGAATAACAGCTCATGGACCACTATTTATGATAGTGGCGCACTGGCAAAGACCGCCCTGACAGCAGGTAAACGAGTTGTTTCTGCAAAGGTGCCTGCCGGTGTTCAGCGATATCTGCGCGTTAACTACTCCGTCGCAACTGGCCCACTAACGGCTGGCGAATTCACTGCGGGTATCAGTCTTGATGTTGATGCCAATACGCCGTATCCGATCCGCTCAAAAGTAACTGGTTAAGGTGATATCGATGTCAGGTGAGAAACCAAGATACCGCGTTCTGCGCCTCTCTCATATCCATAACACTCTGTGGCCGGAGGGGGCAGAAATCGAATACGAAGGTGAGCCTGGTAGCGCACTGGAACCTGTTAACGATGCAGCCAGACAGGCAAAAGCAAAGGTAGCAGGAAAGGTGTCTATGGCAGCAACCAGCACCAAAATCATCAACGATGTGTCAGATGATGGTGAACTGGATAAGCTCCGTGAAGAGTACGAATTGCTCTTTAACGAGAAGCCACACCATAACGCTAAAGCCGAAACGCTCCGCGAGAAGATCGCAGATAAGCGTAAAGAACTGGGCGTGTAAGCCTCGCGAATCCGACAAGGGGCTTCGGCCCCTTTATTGCAGGAGTGTATATGGAACTCGTAAACCTCAAAACCGGCACTGACAGCTACCAGGATGATAGCGGAGAAACCAGAACTCGCGATGAATACCCGTGGGGGCTGTGCATCACTCTTAATAACGACACATTGAATAAGCTGAAGGCGCAACCTCAGGGCGTCGGAACAGAAGTGATGATAACTGCAAAGGCTGTTATTCGAGGCCTGTCTGCCAGAGAAACTGACGATGGTGTTAATCGCAGCGCCGATCTGCAGATCACTGATATGGCGATCGCTCCTGTTTCCAGGGATGTAGAAAAATCAGCGGCTGAAACTCTGTACGGTAACGGAGGTGAGTGATGGCCTCTGTAGTAGAGATCTGTAATCGTGCGCTGTCCAATATTGGCAACAGCCGCAGTATTAACAGCCTGACGGAAGCCAGCAAGGAAGCGGGTGAATGTTCGCTGCACTTTGAGGCCTGCCGTGATGCTGTTCTTTCTGATTTTGACTGGAACTTTGCTACCAAACGCGTGGCGCTTGCAGATACGAGCAATCCACCGCCTGACTGGGAATATGCGTACCAGTACCCGTCAGATTGTCTGCGCATTACTGAAATTATGCTTCCTGGTGTACGCAATCCAACAGCAGCAATGCGCGTTCAGTACGAAGTTGGTGCAGACACCAACGGAACAGGAAAGTTGATCTACACAGACCAGCCGCAGGCATGGCTCAAGTATGTCTCTCGCGTTTCAGATGTGAACATGTTTGATGCCATTTTTATGGAGGCGTTGGCCTGGCGTCTTGCGGCAGCTATTAACATGGCGCTGACTGGGAATGCAGACCTCGGTACGTTTGCCCTCAATATGTACAATCGCGTGATTCTTAGTGCTGGCTCGCATAGCCAGAATGAATCACAGGAACCACAGCCACCGGTTGACGAGTTTACCATTGCGAGGTTGTCCTGATGGCTATCAGTTGGATCCAGCCCAGCTTTGCCGGTGGTGAGATTGGACCGTCGTTGTACGGTCGTATCGACATGGCGAAGTACCAGGTGGCATTGCGCAAGTGCGATAACTTTATCGTGCGGCAGTATGGCGGCGTTGAGAATCGACCTGGTACGCGTTTTGTCGGTGCCGCCAAATACCCAAATCGGAAATGCCGCCTGATCCCGTTCCAGTTCTCGACGGTTCAGACTTATGCTCTGGAGTTCGGACACCAGTACATGCGCGTTATCAAAGATGGTGCGTTGGTGCTGAACAGCAGCAATGTTATTTATGAAATTGCCACGCCATATACTGAAGCCGATCTGTTCCGAATTAAATTCACGCAAAGCGCAGACGTGCTTACGCTGGTTCATCCGGCATACCCGCCGAAAGAGTTGCGCCGCTATGCGCATGACAACTGGCAACTGGTTGATGTGGTAACGAAGAACGGGCCATTTGAAGATATCAATATTGACGAGTCAGTGACGGTTTATGCCAGCGCCAGCACCGGGACAATTACGTTAACGGCAAGCGCCTCAATTTTTGGCGCGGAGCAGGTAGGCAAATTGTTCTATCTGGAACAGCCTGCAGTGGATTCTGTGCCGGTATGGGAAACCAGTAAGAGTACGTCGATTGGCGATATTCGCCGTGCAGACAGTAACTACTATCGCGCCGTTACAGCAGGCAAAACAGGCACTTTGCGCCCTTCGCATACAGAAGGCACATCATGGGATGGCTGGGGCGGATCCGGTGATGATGATACCGGCATTGAGTGGGAGTATCTGCACAGTGGTTTTGGCATTGCCCGTATCTCTGCTGCAAATGGAACTACTGCAACTGCCGAGGTGATTTCCTATATCCCTTCGCAGGTCGTTGGCGAGGATAATGCCAGCTATAAATGGGCTAAATATGCCTGGAACAGTGTTAATGGTTATCCTGGCACTGTTGTTTATTATCAACAACGTCTTTACTTCGCCGCATCGACTGCGTTCCCTCAGACTATCTGGGCCAGCCGTACTGGGGATTATAAGGATTTTGGCAAAAGCAATCCTACGCAGGATGACGACAGAATTATCTACACCTATGCCGGGCGTCAGGTTAATGAGATCCGTCACCTGATTGATGTTGGTTCGCTGGTGGCGCTGACTTCCGGAGGTGAGTACGTCATCACTGGCGACCAGAACAAAGTGCTTACCCCATCATCATTTGCATTCAGCTCTCAGGGATCAAATGGCTCGAGCAATGTCCCACCAATTGCCGTGGCGAATATTGCTCTGTTCGTCCAGGAGAAAGGCAGTGTTGTCCGTGATCTGGCCTACTCATTCGATGTTGACGGCTATCAGGGGAACGACCTTACTATCCTTGCCAATCATCTTTTTCAGAAGCACAGCATTGTTGACTGGTGCTTCTCAATAGTCCCTTACTCCAGCGCCTTCTGCATCCGTGATGACGGTAAATTACTGGTGATGACCTATTTGCGTGATCAGCAGGTTTTTGCATGGGCACCACAATCCAGTACCGGAAAATATGAAAGCACATGCAGTATCAGCGAAGGCAATGAAGATGCGGTGTATTTCGTCGTTAACCGAACCGTTAACGGGCAAACAGTGAGATACATCGAGCGACTGTCCAGCCGTTTATTTACCAGCGATGAAGATGCTTTCTTTGTTGATTCTGGCCTTAGCTATGATGGAAGAAATACGTCTGACAGAACGATGATCATCACTGGTGGTTCTGGCGAATGGGATTACCGCGCGGAATATACAATCAGTGTTTCTGGTGGTGCGTACTTCACCAGTAGTGATGTCGGCGCGCAACTACAGTTCCCTTATACCGGAACTGATCCTGATACTGGCGATGAGGTGTCAAAAGAATTACGTTGCGACATTATTTCTGTAACCAGCAATACCGCTGTAGTGGTTCGTGCTAACAGGAACGTCCCGCCATTCCTCAGGAATGTGGCCACCACGAACTGGCAGATGGCGCGCCGGACATTTGGAGGCCTGTCTCATCTTGAAGGACAGACCGTAAACATCCTCTCTGATGCGAACGTGGAACCACAGAAAGTAGTTTCCGGAGGTGCCGTTACGCTGGAATCACCGGGGGCTGTAGTGCACATCGGCCTGCCAATAACTGCTGAATTCGAAACACTGGATATCAACATTAACGGACAGGAAACGCTGCTGGACAAAAAACAGGTGATCCCATCCGTTACTCTGGTTGTGAATGCCAGCCGCGGCATCTGGGCGACTACGCCAGGCGGTAAATGGTACGAATATCCACAGCGTGAATTCGAGTTCTACGATGATCCTGTTGATGACGCTACCGGAAAAGTAGAAGTGAAACTGGACAGTAATTGGGGCAAAAACGGACGTGTAAGAATCCGTCAGCTTGACCCGTTGCCGCTGTCTGTTCTTGCCGTTATTCCTCGCCTTACTGTTGGGGGATTCTGATGATCGATGTTCGAATTATTCCCGCCACCGAAGAGCATCTTCAGATGATTTTGCCGGATGTTCGTCAGGCTGATATTGACGAACTGTATGCGGTATCGCTGATGACTATCGAAGATGCGCTGCGTGTTGGTCTTCGCACTGCGACTATGGCCTGGTCAGGGTTCGCGAACGGAGAACTGGTAACCATGTTTGGCGTATCTCCGGCGTCAATGATCGGTGGCAATGGTACGCCCTGGCTGGTCGGAACCAGCCGTATCGAAAAATATCAGAAGACATTTCTTCGCCACTGCCGCCCTGTATTGCAGCAGATGCTGGCAGTTTATCCGCGCCTGGAAAACTATGTCGACGAGCGAAACCATGTTGCCAAAGCATGGCTGCACTGGCTTGGATTCAGGCTTGAAGAAGCCGCGCCTTATGGTGCTCTTGGTCTTAATTTCCACAGATTTCACATGGAGAGAAAATAATGTGCGATCCGGTTATTGCTGGTGGCGCAATGCTCGCCATGAGTGGCATTCAGGCATACACCCAGTACCAACAGGGAAAGTATGCCTCGAAGGTTGCAGAAGCGAACGCAGATATAGCCACTGCTCAGGCAAATGATGCAATAAACAGAGGTAACGCTGAAGCTGAGCAACGGCGCAGAGAGACCCGACAGCGGCTTGGTACACAAGCGGCGACAATGGGGGCTACCGGCGCTGATTTATCTACAGGTAACGCGCTGGATATATTTGGCGACACTGCCCAGTTTGGCGCTCTTGATTCGCTGACGACGGTGAATAACGCGCAACGCGAGGCTTACGGTTATCAGGTTCAGGCTGCCAACTATAAAGCAGAAGCCAGTTCAGCCCGTAAACAGGGGAATGTGGGAGCAGCAACAACATTGCTCACTGCGCCTCTGAAGGCATACGGTGCGTACCAGATGTTTGGTGGGACGTGGAGTCCGTTTACTCAAAGCACTCCTGCGCCAATCGGGGCAGCAGCAGGAACCAGATTACCCGGAGGATTATAATGCCAGTCGTACCAACAGTATCCGGACGTCAGGTTGAGAGCCGTGGAGTTCAGTCAGCAGGCTTGCAGACGTTTTCTCAGCCAGGTATTGGTGATGCTTTTGTTCGGGCAGGGGCAGAGACTATTGATGTTTTTGGTCAGGCAAAACAGCGTGCCAATATCGCTCTGGCTCAGGAGGCATCTCTTAACCTCAGTCAGATAAGCAGCGATCTGCTGAATAACCCTGAAACAGGGTTGCTTAACCTGAAAGGGAAAAATGCTATTGGAAAAGGCCATGAGTATACGCAGCAGTTTGATGCTCAGGTCGAACAACTGGCTATGTCGCTGCCGGATGAACAGGCTCGTAATACTTTTATGCAGCAGGCGCAGCAGCAGCGCATTCAGTTCACTACGCAGGCCGGGCGGCACGAGATAGGGCAAATAAACGCCTACGAAGAAGGCCAGTTTCAGGCTACGCTGCTGAACAATGGTAAAAATGCCGCAGCATTGTATGGCGACAACGCCGCATACGTATTGGCTAATAAGCAAACTTTCCAGCAAATTGAGGATTACGGCATTGCGCATGGCTGGAGCGACGAGCAAATCCAGGCCAAGAAAGTCGAGTTTAAAGAGAAGGTTGCTGATGCCGCATTGTCCCAGTGGTCGGCAAACAATGCGACCGCATTCATCCAAAGTAATGGCGAGTTAAGTGATACTGCTGCTGGAGCTCGCCGTGCTGTAGCAGATAGTGACTCTTCCGAGCGTGCCCGTGGCATACGCAACAATAACCCAGGAAATCTCGAATACAGCAAAACTAATCCGTGGGTAGGCCAGACCGGTGATGATGGTCGATTTGCTAAATTCGAAACACCTGAACACGGGATTCGTGCATTAGGGCGAAACCTGATGTCGTATCAGATGCAGGGTATTGATACCGTCAGCGAGATAATTAATCGCTGGGCACCGCCTACTGATAAAAATGACACTATGTCGTATATCAAAGCAGTGTGCGAACAACTTGGCGTTTCTGCTGATGAGCCTCTCGATGCATCTAATCCTGATACCCTGAAGGCGCTTTGTGCAGCCATTATCCATCATGAGAACGGTAGCCAGCCATACAGTGATCAGCAGTTAACTGCTGGTGTCAGTGCAGCACTTGGTTTATCAACAATTCCAACCAACACCAAACGCTATACCGGTAATGCAGCATTCGATGCGGCATCTCCTGAGGCGCAGGCAAGTTTTATGCGACAGGCGGATCAACTGCGTCGGCAGCAGCAGGCTGAATATAAAACGATGATTGACAGCCAGGTTCGCGATGCGACAGCTGCGTATATGCGTGGCGTTGAATTTCCTAACCCACCTGGTGAGGCTGATTTTATTGCAGCTTATGGAGTAAGAGAAGGAAACCTGCGATATACCGAGTTCAGAAATACGCAAATCGCCGGACAGTATATAGGCTCTTTCCGCAACATGCCGACAAGCAGCATTACAGCATATGTTGAGCAATTACGCCCGGATACTGGTGAGACAGGGGAGGGGTATGCGGCACGCGCAGCTCTTTATGACAACGTTGTTTCGGCTGCAAATCAGGTGATAAAGCAGCGGCAGTCGGATCCTGTGCAGTTCTCTCTTGCCTCCGGACAGGCAAAGCCTATCGACATGAGCAATAAGGATAACTTTGGACAGAGCGTTGCCTTGCGTGCCGCTCAGGTCAGTGATCTTGCTAAGTCATATGGCACTCCACTGACGTTCTTTTCCAAAGACGAGGCCAATCAGATCGGTGTTTTCTTTCGTGATGCTCCAGTTTCCCAACAGGCAGCATATCTCGATACCATCAGGCAGAGCACTGGTGGTGGGCAGGTGTATATGTCAGCACTACAGCAGATCAGTGCCAACGCTCCATCTGCTGCCGTTGCCGGGATACTGATGGATAAGCCTGGTGGTATTTTGGCAGAAAAAAACTGGTTTAATCCTGATGTTTCCGTGTCTCCTGAAACCGCAGCGCAGACAATTCTTGCTGGTGCGGCGGCTCGTAAGGGTACTGATGACGCGAAAGGTATTCCGATGCCTAAAGATGCTGATCTTCGCCTTGAGTTTTCTGACATGGTGAAGGATGCATTTGCTGGTGATGCTCAGGGGGCATCAATGGCATACGAGATCGCAAAGGACTATTACGCTGGTGTGATGGCGAAAAAAGGCGTGGTATCAGGCGAAATTGACAATGATATCTGGAAACAGGCTGTTAACGTAGCTACAGGTGGCGTGCATGACTATAACGGAATGGGGAATGTTCTTTTGCCGTGGGGAATGTCTGCAGAGCAATTCGATAAGCAGGTTAATCAGGTTTGGAATGAACAAGTTGTTGGCACAGGGATAAAAACACCGCCTGGTCAGTATGGTTTGCAAAGTTACGGCGATAGTCAGTACCTGGTGAAACTTGGTACTGGTTATCTGCTGAAAGATGATGGTTCTCCCGTTGTTCTTGATCTGACTCAGAAGCGTCAGAGATTCTCCGGAGATATTCCGCAATGAGTTACTTTGGCCTTAATCCAGTAAACCAGAATCAGCAGCTTGACGAAGCAGCATCAAATCCAGCGGGCTTTAACAGCGATGTTGGTTTTTTCGACAATGCTGTAGGAGCGGCATTGTCTGGTTTGTACTCCGGGCTGGTGGCAAAGCCAGATCAGTTGCTATGGGCAGGGATGGATAAAATCGTATCCCCGATTGCTCAGTTTGTTAACGAAAACACCTCGCTCAATGACACTTCAGTTTCATACATTGCCGAGCAGAGAAAACTAGCAGAGCAGCAGGTTAAGCGGCTGACGCCTGATGCGGCGACAACTGGAACCGCCGGGCAGGTTCTTTATGGGTTGTTCGATATGGGCGGGCAGGCTGTTGTCGGTACAACGCTCGGTGGTCCGGTCGGAGGTGCAGCGGCGGTAACTTCGCTACAGGGTTTTTCTGAGTTTGAACGGCTGACAGCACAGGGTGTTGATTTTAGGACGGCGCAGGAAGCAGGATTAGTGCAGGGTATTACTGCTGGTGCCGGAACACTGATCCCTATGAGCCTCGGGTTACGTGCTGGTGGTGCGCTGGCGGAAGGTGTGGCGGCCCAGCTTCCGCGGACGGGTGAAAGTTCAGTGCGACGCGCCGCAGCAACAGCAGTACGTGCAACGCCAGATATTGCCTATGCCGCAGGTACAAATATTGCGTTCGGTATGGCACAGCGTGGGCTTACTGCAAAAACGCTTCGTGATGGTGGCTATAGCGAAATGGCTAACCAGTATGATGTGTTGGATCGACAGGCAATTGCTATTGATGCTGTTCTTGGAGTGGCGTTTGGTGGTGTCGGCAGATTTATTAACTCTCGCGGCGAGTCTACAAGCGCACCAAATTTTTCACCAGTTGATGTTGATGCTGCACTGGCGGCGAATGCCGCTCATCATGCTGAAATTGATATTGCGCCCGGCGTGCCGATCAACGTGCTTTCGCGCAATTCTCACATTCAGGCTCTGCGAAAAGCTATGTCTGATGTTAGCCAGGGGAGACCTGTAGACGTTGCCAGCATTGTTGAGTCTGCATCTTTCAGTGAAATTCCTGGGCGCAAGAGTCTGCTGTCTCAGGCAGTTAATGAGGCTCTGTCATCTGTAGATGATGGAGTAACGGCGCGCGCTATAGAAAATCGGTTGCTTGAAGAACAGGCCGCGCAGCTTTTGCCGCGTGGCGATAGACAGGTTTACCAGTCTGAAATCGCTAATAGCCAACGAATTATTGAAAATCTCACTGAACAGCGCGCACAAATTCTTGCAGAAGAGCCAACCGGTAGCGGTAAATCTTTGTCTCGTGCTCGATCAGATAAACAGGTCAGACTTCGCGATATTGACCAACGAATCCGGCAGGCACAAGAACGCCTGGAATTTTCCCGTAACGCGTTGGCACCGCATGAGCCTGGCGGTCAGTTTTTTGAAGCTCGAGCAGAACTGGCACGGAGACAGCAGGCTGAAAGTGAACTTAATGCTCAGGCTGTTTCATTCTATAAAACAGCAGAGGTCAGGACGCCAGACGAAGTAGCTCCTTTTGAGCCTGATAAAATATTGCAACAGGCAGAACAAAAAATGATGGCGGATCAGGCAGGAGATATTGATCTGCGCATAGCTGAAGACTCGCTGCTTGAATCACCTGACATGATAATCACCGTGCTGGATGATGATGGTAATCCACAATCGCGCAGCGCGCGTGAAGTACTGGATGAAGCGAACAGGGAAAGTGAGCAGGCAATACAGGATTCCAGCCTGTTTGATGTCGCTGTGGCGTGTTTCTTGAGAGGTTAAATTAAATGAGACAGGAATGTATACAAGCGGTCCAGCAGGCGGCGCAGCGCACGTTAACGGCGCGAGAAATACAGAACATTGAAGACCGCATTTATCGAAATATGCGCTCCATTGCTCGTGATGACCCGATGTCGTGGAGACAACTTTCCGAATCAGAGCGGCTATATCGTGCAGCACAATTGGCATCTGAAGGATTACAGCGAGAAGCGGCATTAAAGAAACGTCGTGTGGCCCTCACTATAGCCGCACGTCAGAGATTGGATAAATTTATCAATAGCTATCAAGGGGCTGATGGGAAACTTGGCGCTCTTAACCGTACTATTGCTTTTAATGCAGACGGTAAATCGAATTTCCTCTCTGTTGAATCCAGAACAAAAGCCACCCGTGATTATGCATTGAGTCAATTGCAGGAGGCATTCGAAGCAGTTGATCCTCGCTTTTTTGGTCTGTTTGAAGATGAAGCGGGCGTACGTGACCTGGTATATGAAATGCGGGGGCAAAATACTGGCAATGCTAAAGCAAGAAAAGGTGCTAAGGCGTGGAGAGAAGTTACAGAGCTGCTGCGCCGCCGGTTTAATGATGCTGGTGGGGACATTGGCTATCTCGAAAACTGGGGGATCCCTCAACATCATTCTATGGAAAAGGTTGGGGCGGTATCAAAAGATAAATGGGTTAGCGATGTTATAGGTAAGCTGGATCGCAAATATTATCCCCGAGCCGATGGACAACTGATGAACGATGCCGAGTTGTCTGCATTTCTTGGAGAGGCTTATAACACGATCGCTACTGGTGGGCTGAATAAGCTTACTGATACCGGAATGCGAATTTCCGGCGCACGTGCTAACCGTGGTAATGCATCACGACAGATACATTTCAAAGATGCAGATTCCTATCTGCAATATCAGCAACTTTATGGCGATCGCTCTCTATGGGAAATCATGGTCGGTCACCTTGAAGGTATCAGTAAAGATATTGCACTGGTGGAAACATATGGCCCAAACCCCGATCATGTTTTCCGCTCTCTTCTTGATCAGGTGAAGGCAGAAACGGCAACAGCTAACCCGAGTAAAACCGGTAAAGTCGAGCGGCTGGCGAACAACACAGAGAATCTGTACAACTTTATTTCCGGAAAGACACAGCCTGTAGCGAATCCGCACATCGCGCGATGGTCTGACAATATCCGCAACTGGCTGGTTGCCAGCAGACTCGGATCCGCGTTGCTGTCATCGTTCTCTGATCTTGGAACCATGTATCTGTCTGCGAAGGTTACCAACCTTCCAATGAACCAGTTATTCCGCAACCAGCTTGAAGCTATGGACCCAACGAACCGTACAGAACTTGCGCGGGCGCGCCGCGCTGGTCTGGCGATGGAATCTCTACTTGGCAGCGTTAACCGCTGGGCGATGGATAATATGGGGCCGTCTGTGTCTCGTTGGGCTGCAACGGCGGTAATGCGTGCCAGTGGGCTTACAGCATGGTCAGATGCGCACAAGCGCGCCTATGGCGTAACCATGATGGGAAGCCTGGGAGAAGTAGTGTCACGGACACCAGACCTTCGTAGCCTCGATGATTCTGATTTTCGTATCCTGAAAAGCAAAGGGATTACTGACACAGACTGGAGCGTATGGAAGCTGGCGCAACAGGAGGACTGGGGGAACGGCAATAATACGATGCTGACACCGGAAAGCATTATGCGTATCCATGATTCAGCAGTTAAACATCTTGGTGAGCCTGAACGCGTGAAATTTGAGGCAATGCGTAAACTGCTCGGTGCCGTAACTGAAGAAGTTGATATGGCTGTTATTACACCGGGTGCACGTGAGCAACTGATAACCGGTTCTGGTATTCAGCGTGGAACATGGAAAGGTGAATTAACGAGAAGTGTTTTCCTGTTTAAATCGTTCCCTATCTCGGTGGTTATGCGTCACTGGTCACGCGCTATGGGTATGCCGTCGGCTGGTGGGCGTGCGGCATATATTGCGACGTTTATTGCCAGTACGACCATTCTTGGCGCTTTGTCGCAGCAACTTAACGACCTTGCGTCTGGTCGTAATCCTCGCGAGATGACAGGAGAAGATGCTGCTAAATTTTGGCTTGGTGCTCTACTGAAAGGTGGTGGTCTTGGCCTTTACGGTGACTTTTTATTGTCAGATCACACTAGGTACGGAAGCGGCGCGCTGGCGTCGATGCTTGGCCCGGTAGCTGGTCTGGTTGATGACGTAGTGAAGATTGCTCAGGGCATACCGTTAAATGCTGTGGAAGGGAAGAATGAGCAGACTGGTGGTGATCTGGTTAAGCTGGGGAAAGGTCTGATGCCAGGTGCGAATCTCTGGTACTTAAAGGCGGCTCTCGATCACATGATCTTTAACCAGATGCAGGAGTATTTTTCACCAGGTTATTTGCGTAAAATGGAGCAACGTTCGAAGAAAGAGTTTAACCAGACATACTGGTGGCGACCACAGGATGTCACTCCGCAATAAGGAAGTGTTGTGTTTTTAATTATTTTGAGTGTGATAATTTCTGGTGGATTGTTATTTATTGACCGCTACAAATATTTTCTTAACCCTCAGACTCAAGCTATTTGCTGGTTCATCTTTGTTGTGCAGGGAGTCGTTCTTGTTGCAAGCCTTATTGAGGGGAGGCCTCTTATTTTTACTGGGTAAATTAGGTGACTACATGCAAGCTATAGGATTCATTGTTTATATCGTCGTTGGTCTTTTTCAGTTGGCAGCAATTATGGCTGGGCTTGAATCATGGTGGGGATTGCACTGGATAATTGCAGCCCCCATTGCTTTCATCGTGAGCTATATTCCATTTGTTGGAGCGATTGTTGGTATGGTTGGCGCTGTGGATGTATGGCGGTGGGAGTGGTGGCAGGCTGGCCTTCTCTTCTTTGGTGGGATCATCTTTGCTATTGTCTGCGGTGGAATGTCATCATTTTTCGAATGGCTAGCATTCAGAAAAGGAACGTGACATGTCACAGGCCGCTTTCGCGGCCTTTTCTTTATGTAGTTTGTTTTCGTAATTGTTCGGCACAATAGTCGAGATGTGTTTGCAGATCCTGCATAGACATCTGTGAGCTGGTGACGTAGTTAATCAGTGCAGTCAGTTCGGCAAGTGGGCCATCGACATTAAATCCATCCTTATCGAGATCCCGGAGTAATTTCATCAAGTGCGATCCCTCCACTAGTGATCTGACGCCTCCCGGCGTGTGAATCCTTTCGGTAAATCCGTCTTCCAGTGGATAGTGATACTGCTGCATCTTATCTTCTCCATGCAATAACTGTATATTTATACAGTAGCAAATAATTTGTTTGCTATCCAGCACGTTTTGCGAATCACCTGAAAGGTAATATCTGTTCTTATTTATGGGTTGTCTATCCATATGTGGTTTTTCAGGTAATAGAATAACCAGATATGCGGCGCAACGGGTGCTGCGACTATCTGGAGATTTAACATGACGGTCTCAACCGAAGTTGACCACAACGAATACACCGGTAACGGCGCTACGACATCATTTCCGTATACCTTCCGTATTTTCAAAAAATCCGACCTGGTTGTTCAGGTGGTTGACCTTGATGAAAATATCGCTGTGCTGGCTCTTGATACTGATTACACAGTAACTGGTGCGGGAGGGTACAACGGCGGTAATGTAATTCTGTCGAAGGCGTTGGCTAACGGTTATCAGATTTCTATATCACGAGACCTCCCGGTTACGCAGGAAACTGATTTGCGTAATCAGGGCAAGTTCTTCGCTGAGGTACATGAAGACGCTTTCGATAAGCTGACGATGCTGATCCAGCAGGCCTACAGTATGTTTCGCCTGGCGCTGCGTAAACCGTCCAGCATTGCGAACTGGTACGACGCCCTTAACAACTACATCCGTAATCTTCGAGATCCGCGCGACCCGCAGGATGCGGCCACCAAGAATTATGTTGATACGCTGGCGAACAACAATTTTAGTCGCACGTTACGAGTCCCAGATCCTATATCTCAGCTACCTGATGCGGCTACCAGGGCAAACAAAATGATTGCCTTCGACAGTTCGGGTAATCCATTTGTCGTACTGCCTCCTTCTGGTTCGGCCTCTGATGTTCTTATACAGCTTGCTGCAACACATGGGTCTTTGCTGATCGGTGGAGTGGATAACGTCTTTCAGAACGTAGCTGATATGATCTCAACTGCACCAGCCGTCGGGAAGGTGTGCAGAACGCTGGGCTACTATACGCCAAACGACGGAGGTGGCGCGGATTACATTATTAGCGAAGGTGCACCTCTTCAGGACTATACGGATGCTGGGTCAGTAGTTATCGACGAAACAAAATTTGCATGGCTTATGAAGAAGGATACATACAATTTTCAGCAATTCGGTGTAAAAATTATTGATGAATCATTTGCAGAGCAAAATGACGCTTTTATAGCACAGGCAGTTACCCGATCTAGGTTTGGTTATTCAATTGTTTACATTACATCTGTTATTTATCATAAAAAACCGATCGTACTTGATTACTACAATCACATTGAAGGAATGACAATAGGTAGTGATGCAGCTTTTACACCCAGATTTGTGAAAGTTGATAACACTACCAGTGGCATTCCTCCTCTTGCCTATCCTGGTGTTGGTGACCTTGTACCCTTTGATGTGGATGCTGGGGTCATCATTAAGCGGCAGAATGCTGCAACCCCCTTCGCAAGGGGGATTGTAGCCAAAGGTTTTACGTTGCAATCAAGTATGAAATCTGACTGGGCGATTTATGCCCCTCATATGGCAGACTTTGACATTGAGATCGACAGCCGGGGGTTTAATGGGGGGATTAGATTTAACGTTGCGTTCCTTGGTAAATTAGCTGGAAGGCATGTAGGCTTGGCTGCTGAAACCTCCGATCCTGTCTTGTCTTTTGGGCTTTGGGCTGACCATTTTTCGACGACTCTTGACTGTGGTAACTCAGTATCGTTTCGTCTGTCATTTAATGGTTATACTCGCGGTATGCAGGTTGAGTATTTTGGCAATGGCAAGCTGGAACGCGTGACTTTTGAAAATATAAAAAAACACACCGCTTCCTCCCCAACTCCTTCTTGTTTTCAGACAACCAATAGTTGGTTTTATGGAGATGTATCTTGCGAAAGTTCAGCTGCTTGTATATTACGCGTAGGATCAAATTCAAATATCGATGTTAATCTCAGCGCTATTTTTCATGTCACACAAGACTCGACATCAGAGGGGATCATTCATGTTCTTTCAGGAGGAAGGCTAAACTTGAGGCCATCTACTATTTTGGCTGATGCGGCTAACACAAGAGTGATAAATGAATCTGGAGGATATCTTGACATATCAGCAAATACGCGACTTTCTAATATCAGCTTGACCAGCCTTGATTCTTACCGTTTTAAAAACCGAATGGTCGGGTTTGGTCAGACAACCGTAACAACCGGAACATCATTCGCATCTGGAGCAGAAGTGACATTCTCTTCGTTAAATGGGACGGCAAACGCTGCGTTATCCGGAGGTACTATTCAGTTCAATGCACCAGCGCTGGTAAGAATTTCTGTGTTTGCCAGAGGGGTATCTTCGGGATCGTTAACTTTTGGCATTAATGGAGCTTCTGAGGAGAATGCTTCCGCAGGGCAGACGGTAGACATGGTTAAATTTGTTACAACTGGAGATATTCTCAATATCAAAGCTGTTGGTTCTTTAACCCTATCGTCTACATCCGGGTTAAGAGTATCACTTTCCCCTGTACTGTAGTCTTGCCCCCCTCGATTGAGGGGGTGTTAACTTTAGGCGGATTGGTATTTCATTTTCATAAAGGCTTCTTCTACGAAGTGATAAGATATGCATGCCATTATTGTGTTAGCTATAAACATGCCTACCCAGCATGATAACGTATTCATATCATTAAACAGGTAATGATATTTTTCGATAAACATTATCAATGGTATCTGCATCAAATAGAAAGAGTAGCTAATTTTTCCAAAGTATATGGGAAGCGCCGCTAATCCATCATCTCTCACATTTAAAGATGCAAGAGAAAAAATGAGTATGGCAGTGGCTGGGACTGTGAATAAATTCATAGTCATAAACCCAGAATTCATTCTTGTTGATATTACTGTTAATGTTAATAATGATAATGCAATAAGGAGAACACTATTGCGACGCGATAACCTTATCCCATTGGTAAAGTAAACCCCAGCGCATACGCCAATGATAAACTCAGGTAGCCGGTGGATTGGGCTGACATAGAACAAAGGGAACTGTGAGCCGCTCCCAAGCATTATAGAGAACGGAACCAGCAGTGAAGTTACAGCCAATGATGAAAGAAGAAAGGCCCCTGGTCTTTTCTTAATCAATGGGAACAAGATAGGGAACGTTGCATAAAAAAATAGCTCAGTCGATACCGACCACGAACCAATGAAGTTCCATAGTGAAAATGAAGAAGGTATCCATGCCTGAGTTCCAGTAATGAACATTAATAAAGATGGAACGATTTGCTGTGGCTTTAAATCAATAATAAATGGGAGACTCACCAATCCCATAAAAATATACGCTGGGTAAATTCTCCTTAAGCGACGCGCAAAATAATCAGACTTCACCCCACCTTGCGATGACCATGCCATGACAAAACCAGACAGAACAAAAAAGAATGTCATTCCAATTGCACCATTCTTAACAATTCTGTTTAGAAAATCACCAATTTCTGCTGGGAATCTGATATTGCAGTGAAATATAAATACATAAAACGCAGCTACAAACCTGAAAATAGTTAATCCATTTAATGTTTTCATGTTCATGGTAAATGTTTGGGGGTATAGAAATTAACTATATCACCCAAAAGGTAATTTGACTAGGATAAATCTGGTGATTATTAATCCAGATATGGTTTATTGTGTATGATGAACTCACCAACTAAGGGGGTTCTTTATGCACATTAAACGGTGGTCACTATGGCACATGTGCTGACAACGGAGTCACTCAATCAGGGGCTTAGTCTGGGTGCGATGGCTTCAGTTGTCGTCGGTGTCCCTCCCGAGGTGGCGTTAGGTTCGCTTGCTGGTGCGGTAATTTTTGTTACCTCAGCAGTAGAGTATCCGATTAAACGTCGGTTACTGCTGGCGTTCCTCAGCTACCTATGCGGAGTTCTCTTCTACAAACCGACAGCAACACTTCTCATCGGCTTTGCATCCGCTTTTCCTGGTATCACCACAGATATGTTTGAGAAAGGGGTAGCGTACTCAGCAGGGGCGTTTGTTTCTTCAATCGTGGCTGTTGGTATCGGTACCTGGCTGTATCACCGTTCTGGAAATCCACGCGACCTGATCCCGGGGAGAAAAGACGATGACCAGTCCTGAGCTTCTTCTCATCCTTAATGCCGCTATCTGCGGCGGCATTGCAATCCGAGTGCTTCTGTTCCGCCGTGACGGGTCACGCCATCGCTGGTGGGGTGGATGGCTCGCATACCTGCTTATCGTCGTGGCCGCCAGCGTACCTATCCGAACCTTCTACGGTTACTACGTCAGCGCCGACTGGTCAGAAGTCATCATCAAAGCCGTGTTCCTGGCTGCGCTCATCAAGACAAAAGGGAACGTGGTACAAATTTTCAAGATAACGAGGTCCCAGCATGGACATTAAACAATTCCAGCGTGCCGCTGGTATCAGTGACGTACTGGCCACGCGCTGGTATCTGCATATCACCGCGGCTATGAAAGAGTTTGGTATTGAGCAGCCGCTGCACCAGGCGATGTTTATCGCGCAGGCGGGGCATGAGTCAGGCGGCTTTACCCGGCTTCAGGAGAACTTTAACTACAGCGTTACCGGGCTGGCAGGATTCGTCCGCGCCGGGCGTCTCACTCAGGGACAGGCCAACGCGCTGGGCCGTCGTGCTGGTGAGCCGTCACTGCCACTGGAACGCCAGCGTGCGATCGCCAACCTGGTGTACAGCAAACGCATGGGGAATAACGGGCCGACCGACGGCTGGTTTTACCGCGGGCGCGGGCTTATCCAGATCACCGGCCTGAACAACTACCGGGACTGCGGCAACGGCCTGAAGGTGGATCTGGTCAAACAACCGGAACTGCTGGCGCAGGACGAATACGCGGCCCGTAGCGCGGCGTGGTTCTTTGCAACCAAAGGCTGCATGAAGTACACCGGCGACCTGGTGCGCGTCACGCAGATCATCAATGGTGGGCAGAACGGTATCGACGACCGTCGCGCGCGGTACATTACCGCCAGCAAGGTGCTTTTATGATCTGGGCACTCGTCAAAGCGTACTGGAAAAAGTTGCTTATCGTGTTGATGCTTGCTGCTCTTGTCATCGGAGGTGTGGTTGCCTGGAATGTACACGGCAGCCGCCAGTACGATGCGGGGTATGCGCAGGCACAGGCAGATCAGAAACAGGCTGATGATAAGGCCAGGGCACAACGTGATCAGGAGAAAACACAAATTGAACGTGAAGCACAATCCCGTATCGATGTGGCGCGTGTTGATGCTGAGCATGCTAATACCGCTGCTGACGGCCTGCGCGCCGAACTTGACAAAACCAAGCGACTCGCCGAACACTATACCGGATCTTTCCCCGCTGGCACGCCAGCCAGCAAGGTCATCGGTGTGCTCGCCGACATGCTTGAAGAAAGCAACCGAGCTTACATCGCAGCAGCAGAAGAGGCTGAGCGATATCGTTCTGCAGGACTGACATGCGAGCGGCAGTACGACTCCCTGAAAATGGGGCACTGATTTCCGGTGACGGTATATAAAACGGTACGGTGAAAATAAGGTTGCGGAAAGTTGTTATCAGTCAATTGGTTATGTAAGCCGTAAATAATTGAGTGGGAATGATTTGACCCTGCACTATGAATGAACAAAACCCTCTGTTACTACAGAGGGTTTTTTATCTTCAAGAATTATAGGATTGAAGTTACTAACATCGATTAATTAAACCAGCTGTCCGATTTGTTCTCTTCTGCTTTGCCCACGCTTTTCATCAGATCGCGACCGCCTTCAGTCATATTTCTGTTGGCGTCAGCTTCAGATTGCACCACATCGGTTTGCGCAGCTTTGTGCTTCAGTTCCTGATCGATAAATTCGTTTTCTCGCTTAACGCGGGCTTCTTCTTTTGCCAGCGCCAGTTTTTGTTTCTGAATCTCTAAGCTGCGTAGCTCATCTTCATAACTTTGATCGCGTTTTTTGTCCGCAGAGGCTTCGGCGTCCAGTTTATCCTGACGAGCTTTCTTATTTGCCGCTGCCGTTGCCGCTCTTTTGTTAGCGGCGGCCTGGGCATTTGCGCGACGTTGCTTCTCTTGCTGGATTTCCCTGTTGCGCTCCGCGACCCATTCGTCATGCTGCCTTTGCTCTTCATTTTTACCTTGCTGTTCCGCTTCTGCGACAGCAGAGAGTTGATCCTGCAATGATGAGGCGATAGCCGGATAGCTTAAGGAGGCTAAGATGGCGCAAAGAAAAACTTTCTTCATGACTCCTCCTGATTATTAGCTCTTTTCAGGACATTTGGTATTTGGCTGAATACGCGTTTCGTTATACGTCGTGGTAATAACAACGGCTAAACCTGTCGTAAACTGGCACTCTTTACCCACCTGGGTAGAGGTATACACTTTGGTGCCTTCCTTATAGGTTAAAGAAACACCTTCCACTAAGGTTTTATCATTCACCATAGAACCCGCTGCCGCGCCTACAGCTCCGCCGCCAACTGCCCCTGCCGTCGTTCCGGAATTGCTGCCAGACCCGACGTTGTGGCCGATAACACCGCCAGCGACTGCGCCAATAAGCGCGCCGAAGGCTTGTGCGTTCCGTTTATTTTGGGAGTTGTCTACGGCAACTTTTGCGGGAAGAATGGAAATAATATTAACGGTTTTAGTTTCTTGTTTGGTATTCAGTTGATCGGTTTGATAAACATCGGCAGCATGATCGTCAGCATTTGACTGGCATCCTGCCAGAGTGAATGACGCTAACATTGCCACAGGCAGAAGACATTTTTTAAATTTCAT